TAGGCGGAAATACACATGTCAGTGCCGCTGGTACAGTCGGCACTAATGGATATGACAGTGGCGGCGGTGGTGGGTGGAGTGGTAACGGTCTTGCTTTTGGCGGTGGTGGCATTGGTTGGACAACAAATACCGCGATACTTACCAGTAGCGGACAAGGTGGCGGCGCAGGTAACAGCATACAATTTAAGGCAGTGGGCGGTATAAGTGCTACGGGCTATCTCCCACCTGCTACCAGTTACGGTGGCTTTGGTGGTGGTAGTGGTAGTGGTCCAATCACCGGTGGTGCTGGTGGTGGATATTCAGGTGGTGGTGGCACTACAAGTGGTGTGAATCCTGGTATAGACTCCGGCGGTGGTGGTGGCAGTTATATTGACAGTAATGCTACCAGCGTGGCAACCAGCGATGGTCAATTTGATCTAAGCGGTACATTCAACGGTGCAAGTATTACCAATCTTGGCTTCTATAACAACACCGCCGGTTATATCAGTATCGTAAGACTATAATCAAATTCTCTTGTTCTAACCAAAAGTTCAGTGTATAATATAGTATATGCTGAATATCATAAGCGACTTTATACGATCAATCTTACCAGCTAAGAAGAAAACTACTCCAAGTGGGTGGACCAGCTTCAACGCTCCCTGTTGTCATCATAACGGTGAAAGTCCAGATACCCGTGGCCGTGGCGGGTTAACTGCTAATCCAGACGGATCAGTTAGCTATCACTGTTTCAACTGTAACTTCAAAGCATCATATCAACCAGGCAGACATTTAACATTCAAATTCCGTAAACTGCTGAAATGGTTAGGTGCAGATGACACAGACATCAAACGTTTGGTTATTGAAGCCATCCGTGTCCGTGAATTAGTCGCGCCAGAAGCTGTCAAAGCAGAAGCCGAAGAAGAAAAGATTGAGTTTAAAGTCCGTGACTTACCAGAAGGTGCTATTAGTTTCCAACAGTTCATATCATTCCATATATTGGATAATTTCCAAAATGTTCCTGGATTGTTAGACTCAGCAGTTGATTATATAAAAGAACGTAAAATTGATCATACCAAGTATGATTTTTATTGGACCGATTCAACAGAACATAGCCTACATCAGCGTGTGATTATCCCCTGCATCTGGCAAGGGCGGACGATTGGTTATACTAGTCGTGCATTTGTTGATGGAGTTAAACCAAAATACTACAGTCACTATGAACCTAACTTTGTGTTTAACATGAACAATCAACTGCCAGACAGCAAGTTTGTCATCGTCTGTGAAGGACCATTTGATGCTATGAGCATAGATGGGGTAGCGGTGCTGAACAATGAGTGTAATGAAACACAAGCAGATATAATTGAATCGTTAGGCCGTGAAGTCATAGTAGTAGCAGACAAAGACCGGGCTGGTGCCAAGATGATCAATAACGCTATTGAGTATGGATGGAGTGTAAGTTTTCCTGTATGGCTAGAAACCTGCAAAGACGTAAATGAAGCAGTGTGTAAATATGGTAAGCTGTTTGTGTTAAAGAGTATCTTAGACAGCAAACAGACGAGCAAACTCAAGATTGAATTGATGAAAAAGAAACTGTATAATTAACTATATATGACAAAAGAATACTCCCCAGAACTACAGAAACTATTTTTAGAAATGATGCTACAAGACGCACAGAGCTATGTGCGTGTGCAGAATATCTATAATCCAGAAAACTTTGATCGTAGCTTACGTGACGTGGCCAAGTTTATCAAGACTCACACAGATGATCACAAGGCCATGCCCACAGCAGAGCAGGTCAAGGCAGTCACAGGAGTTGAGCTCAAACATGTTCCAGACCTAACAGAAGATCACTACAGTTGGTTCCTAGCAGAGTTTGAAGGATTTACTAAACGCAATGAACTTGAACGTGCTATCCTTAAAGCCGCAGACATGTTAGAAAAGGGCGAGTATGATCCAGTTGAAAAATTGATTAAAGATGCGGTCCAAATTTCATTAACTAAAGATATGGGCACTGACTATTTCTTTGATCCACGTGCTAGGCTTATGGCGATCAAGAGCAATAATGGACAAGTAAGCACTGGTTGGCCTACTCTTGATAAACGTTTGTTTGGAGGTATGAACAGAGGTGAACTAAACATCTTTGCGGGTGGATCTGGGTCAGGCAAGAGTTTATTCATGCAGAACATAGCGATCAATTGGGTCACACAGGGACTTAATGGTGTGTATCTAAGTCTAGAGTTAAGTGAAGGACTTTGTGCTATGCGTATGGATTCAATGGTAGCCAATGTTTCAACTAAGGAAGTGTTTAAAGATCTTGACACAGTTGAAATGAAAGTTAAAATGGTAGGTAAGAAATCTGGTGTGCTACGTATCAAGTATATGCCAGCACAGTCAAATGTAAATCAGATCCGCAGTTACTTGAAAGAACTACAGATACAGACAGGTATGAAACTAGATTTTATCATGGTAGACTATTTAGATTTGGTTATGCCCGTGAGTGCCAAAGTTAGCCCAAATGACTTGTTTGTTAAAGACAAATATGTATCAGAAGAGCTACGTAATCTAGCCAGGGAGTTAAACATATTGATGATCACTGCGTCACAACTTAACCGCGGTGCTGTAGAAGAAATTGAATTTGACCATAGTCATATCGCAGGTGGTTTGAGTAAGATTAACACAGCAGACAACGTGTTTGGTATATTTACAAGTCGTGCTATGCGTGAGCGTGGTAGATATCAACTACAACTTATGAAAACACGTAGTAGTTCGGGTGTTGGTATGAAAGTAGATCTAGAGTATGACTTAGAAACTTTACGTATCACAGATCCAGGTGAAGAAGCACAAGAAAGCGGCTTGCGTGGGGTTGGTGCTACTAATATCCTAAGTCAGATCAAAACTGGTAGCAGTGTGGCACCAGCAGAAGATACACCTAAAATACAAGCAGGTGTAGATAGTAGCAAACTTAAGAGTATGTTAGCTGGTCTTAAGAATGCATCTGAATAATGAAGTAAAAAATATTCATTGCCCAATGATTCACGGCGGGTTAGAAATATCTTTAAAAAATAACAATAAAATACGAGTAAACCATTGTTGCTTGTATAACGAGTCTACATCAATTAATATTAATCCTGGTGACAATATTTGGAATAATCAAAAATTAATTCCTTTAAGACAGTTAAATGAATTAAATCAATGGGACCCAGGATGTTGGACCTGTCAGGGCAATGAATTGGCTGGACAAGCTAGTTTTAGAACTGGTATGTTAGAAAAATTTGGAGAAAAGAAAAACCTGTCTGGACCACAAAGATTAGATTTACTATTTGATATTAGTTGTAATTTAGCCTGTAGAACTTGTGGACCGCATTCTAGTACCTACTGGCAACGACACCTTAAAGAAAATAAAATAGATTTTAATTCTACATCTCCTATATCACGTGCTGACGAGATGATCGCTGTATTAAAAACTTTAGATCTCAGTAATTTAGAAATGGTGGTATTCTGTGGCGGAGAAACATTAATGGGAAATGCCTATTGGCAAGTAGCAGAAGCAGTAGCAGATATGTGCCCACATGCTAAAGATAAAATAACTTTATGTTTCCAATCAAACGGCACCCAATCAATTGATACAAAATATTTCCCCATCATTGAGAGATTTCATCTCATAACTATAAACATCAGTCTAGATGGCATTAACGAACGTTTCGAATACCTACGCTGGCCGGCCAAATGGAATCAAGTAATAGATAATATCGGTAATCTAAGAGAAACATCTCCGGTTAATACTATGTTCCTAATAGAGGAAACTATAAGTATTTTTAATCTTTATTATCAAGATGAACTAGAGAGATGGACTAAAAATAATTTTTCTACTAACAGACTCGGTGATCATATAAATCATACCAGACATGTTGCTAATGGCGTGTTTGGTTTAGATAATTTATCACAGAGTTATGTAGACTCTATCAGATCAACTAATTTAATTAATCTAGTTAATCCAAACTGGCGAGAAAACTCCACAGAAATTACTGCAATGATAGCAGAAATACAGAAATTTGATACTATTAGAAAGCAGGATTGGACAAAAATATTCCCAGAAGTTGCAGACTTCTATTCTAGATATCTTCGATAAATACTCTAAACTGGAGCAAAGATCTTGCAGAAACGCACACGTAGTCTACTTACTGAGTTAGATGAACTTCTAACCCACAAAGACAAGGAAAATCTCCTTGAATCACGTGCTAATAACATCATCAATGGTGCTATTAACCTCATTAAGTATATCCACGAAAACTACGAACCTGAACAGGCTGGTGAGTTAGAGCGCCGCCTGCTTAACGCCATCAAAGGCCAAGATCCTGCTAAATTCTCACGCGGTATCAGGAAGCTCAAAGATGAAGATTAATGAAATCATACAAGAAGGTGTTTGGGATAATCTAAAAACAGCTGGTCAAACAATCAAGCAAGGTGCTGGCACAGTAGGTCAAGGTATCAAGCAGGGTGCAACAGCAGTTGGTCAAGGTGTTAAACAAGGCGTTGGCACTGCGGCTAACAAAGTTGCGCAAAGATATCAACAGACACGACAAGCACAACAACAGAGGTTTGCACAATCCGCTGCTTCGCAAAATCTAACTCCAGGACAATTAAGAGCTAAAAATATTGGAACGTTTGCGGGC